TTTGCGAATGTTATACGGTGGATAACCAGATTGGGCGGTATCCATAGTATTAAGACGATTAAAAAGTCCATCGAATCCAACGCTGAATCCGAGCATCTTTTGTAAGTCTTGTTGAGTGGGGAATGTGTGTGGTGCTAATGTTAACATAGGGCCTCCTGTAAAGCGAGGTTAATAATACACTCCAATCTTCAGCACGTAGACTTGGAGTAGGTTAGAGGTCACCACTATTGGTCAACCTCAATCACGCCATCCTTCTCCTTTGAAGAGATGATGACAGCGATGTTTTAGAACAGTCCAAACTAGACTGCTTAAAGAATCTGAAGTATAATTTCCAGATTCCTTTACTATCAATTTATATTTAGTCTTCATAATTTTTTCATCAATTTGCCAATTACTATAGTAGTATTTAGTCATAATATAAAAAAATGAAAAGGGTGAGTTTAATCACCCTCTGTCAGATGGTATATGATTACTTCTTGGAATAAATTCCCCAAAGTACCCATATTGCGACTAGACCAACTAGGCCTTCGCTTCCGAGTGATTTAACTAAGCTGGTAACTGAACCAATGACATCAATGCCAATGAATGGAACAGCTGCTCCGAAAATAATTTGAAGAACCACTCCCAATGCGATTAACGCAAGACCAGTTTCAGTAAGACTGCGAATCCAGCCTGTTGCTTTTTCTAACATAGGATTACTCCCTTTTTTTTGAATTATAGTTTTGGCCATATAACTAATGTGTTATTTGCCGGTTGAACCAAATCCACCTTCTCGCTCGGTCTTCTGAACTGGTGGTTTTTTGATTTCGGTTAAACCATGATATATCTTTTTCACCAATTCAGCTTGACATACTCTATCTCCATTATTTATAGTCTTTGGAGCTTGAGCCATGCTAGTCATCATAACGAAAACAGGATTTACATAGTCAGAATCTATTATACCTTGACTATTTGTTAGGTATAACCCATCATTCCAAGCCAAACCTGACCTAGAATGAAGTCTAACTGAGTAACCTTCTGGAATATCAAAAATCAATCCAGTAGGAATTAATACTCGTTCCATGTTATTTATTTGAAGAACTCCGTTCTTAAATGGTTTTTCGATTACTCTATTTAGAGTATCTTGGCGGATTTGATATTTTGCTATTCCGTCAAAACACGCGTGAATATCGAAACATGCTGAACCCTCTGTTGCATAGAGTGGGTCTTTAGCATTCGGATGTAATTTGTAAAATTTTAATGTTGTTTCATTCTTTGTTGTTTTGGTCGCCATCTTCAGTCCTTTTACTTCCAATATTATATTTTGCTGTAAGATCCCATTGGTCTTTTTCTTTAAAAGATAGGATCTTTAGTTGATTCAACGGAACAACTAATTCACTTGAAGAGTCTGGATTCACTAGTGCAATTAAGCCCCATTCCGATAAAAGATTTGCTATTGTATTACGTCTTGCTTGGTCATTTTCTGAGAAGTTGGTTGGTTTACCATCAAGTGCAAATAATTCTTTAAAGTGTACGATATAGTATCTACCTTGTTTATGTAGTATGTGACAAGATTGATATATTATTTTGTCTTTTCGGGAAGCTACCCCGATTCTAGTAAGTGTTTCACGCACCTTGAGAAAATCATCTGGATTCTCCAGAGTGCACTCCACCATGTTCTCTGTTCCTGTTGTCATTTTCCACTCCACCTTGATTCAGTTTATCTATGATATAAGCCAACTGATCCTCAGAGAGAATTCTTAGAGCATCTTTGGCTTTCTCATAACTAAATCCATAATACTCTTTAACCAGTTCAACATTCTGTAGTTTCTCTGGTTTCAGCCACTTACTATACCTTCGTTTCTTTCTAATATTATTTATAAGATAGTCAAACTGGAGTCGGCTGTCAAGGTGGTGGTTACGATTCATCTCATTTACTTGAAATATAGTGTCCATAAAGAAAGATAGACCACGATTAACGATAAAAGGCGAATACTTCCTCTCATCTTGCGGAGTAAGCATCACATCTTCTTTGGTTTCGTTAATCGCTTTTAGGTAATCAAATGGACTCATAATAGTATTATACCATATTAAAAGGTTTTGTCAAGGCCCTACTTAATAGCTAGGGCACCAACGAATGAGTGGTTTCTCCAAAATGGTTGAACTGTTCTGAACCCTGCAAAAGATACCATGAGCTCAAGTTCTTTCCATGTGTGAGGTTTCATGATGTTTCTAAGTGTTCTCTCCTTGTCCATGATGTCTTCTGTATCAAACGATTTTCGCTTGTAATCATAGTAGTTAAAGGTTATCATATCTTGTACCATGGCACTCTCACATATAGTCTTTTCTGCAAAAATGAAAGCACCGCCCTCATTCAATCCATGATAGATATTTTGAACTACCTTCTTTCTATCTTTCTTTGGCATGAATTGTAGAGTGAAAATGGAAGTAACCAGATTACAATTTGAAAACTGGAATTTACGAATATCTTTCATTACAAATTCTACATTATTAAAACCCGCACTATTCAATTCTAGTCTGCGGTCTTTCAAATTTTGTACGAATCCATCCGCAACTTCAACTCCAAAATATTGTGCTGTAGGAGAATGGTCACTATTATACTCCATCATGGCCTGTGTATTTTTTCCTGTAGAACATCCAATATCAACTATATTAGTATCGTCTTCTACAAAATAACGTGAAAGACTAACTACGTCTTCCATTAGATTTGAGTAACCACGAATAGATTGTTCAATGTGATTATCGAATCCTTCTTGTCTGTGGGCAAAAGTAAAATCAGCCATTGGTCAACTCCTTATAAGGTTTTAGTACTTTCTTGTATATTGAATCTGCTATCGCTTTCATCATCAATGGTGGCACCATTCTACCCATACGCTCAGACCGCTGTTCCCACTTTCCTGTAAGTTTGAAATCTTCTGGTAACGACATGGCTCTGCGAGTTTCACATAATGCAAGTTTCCGCATTTCACTCCAATGGATACAACCACCAGAAGCCGTGATCGTGGGCGCTGGTTTGTGTCTTGAAATTCTTTTCATATTAAAATGATGGCCTCTTAAATTATGATCACATCCAGTTAATACTTTGTCTGGATCAAGTTTCATCCTTGATGCAGTTTCAAAATGAGAACCTTTTGCAAAAGTTTCTGTTAACATTTTTATTTCTTCTTCATCATACACTAAGTCACTAAATGCATTTTCGCAAGTAACTGGATGACCTTCATCATTACTTGAGTGATTTTTCTGACCATCAAACTTTTTTGATGTTGTCGTTTTTGGAAATACACTATCAATATTATACCGAGATAATTTAATCGTATCAGCTACATCTCCACGAACTGCAATAAAAATAACTCTCTTTCTTGTTTGTGGTACTCCATAATGAGATGAGTCTAATAACTCAGGAGACGCATAATAACCAAAACTTTCAAACTCTGCTGTAATATGGGAATAGTATTTTTTTGCTTCACCCATTAATAAACCTGACACATTCTCAGCAACAATAACTTTAGGTTGAATGTCTTTTGCGACTCTGATAAACTCAAAAAATAAATCTTCAATATTTTCTACCTTCTTGCCATCAGAGTATTTTTTAGTTTTACCAAAACCGATAGAATGACCACCACCCTGTACTACAGAACCAGCCATAGAGAAAGCAGAACATGGTGGTGAACCATCTAGAAGATCAACTTCTCCTACTCCAATATTAGCGGCATCCAGAAGTTCGTGTTCACCTTCTAAATGAAGTTCCTTTATATCATCTGGAAGTATAGGAGTATTTGGATAATTTTCATGATATGTATTTCTGGCTTCTTTCACAAATTCATTGATACATAAAATCTTACCACCCGCCAAACGATATCCTGTAGAAGAACCACCACCACCGGCGAAGGTAGATATCACATTGAACTTGTTTTGTGCTTCACCATCATACACATCTTGTAATGTATATTTTTGATAATCTGAAGAAGGTGTGGGTGGTATTGCAACATTTTTTAAAACTTCAAGTTGCCTAGTCTTAGAATTGTCTGGCATCTTTTTATCTCCATCCCATTTTTTGTCAGGATGTTCCTCTAAGTAAGATTTTCTAGTTACTACTTCAAAATCTTCAAGGCCTGGAAGTGCTGTGCTTTCTGTTTTCATATTTTAAACTCCTTTTTATACCAATCTTTTGAAACGTCCATCATACGTTTTCTATTGTTATAGTTGATCTTACTATTATTTAGCAGAGACTCAAAGAGCTTGTCTACGCCAGCACCCAAATGTAAATTCGTATGTTTTCTTATTTTCCCAAAGTTCAATAACTCTGGAAATGCATTTCTTATGTGGTGTTTCTGTTCGGGCTTGTTTAGCTGTTCCCAATCGAATCCATAAAAATAATCTTTAACTGTAGAATGTAGATATGGTGTTATGTGTTTTTTGTTATACTTCTCCACAAGTTTATTGTGCCACTTGAGTCCTGCCGAGTTGTCTGGTAGAAAATATATGTCTCTGGCTTCATCAAATGTTTTAATGTTGTGTGGATTCTTTTTAAAATATTCATGGTATCTTTTTTTACCTTTTTCACTACCATATCTCATTTGGGCTTTTTTACTTACACCGAAATAACCATCGGCACCCCAGCCAGTGAGAACATATTCTTCAGTAATATTTGGATATACATACAGGAATGGAAATACACATTCAAAATGAGTTTTCTTTTTACATTCTAATTTGACAAGAGTGTGCCAATCTTCCTCTAGGTTATCCGTAGGGACTATTGTTGGTTTGAATGTCCAACCCATTTGTTCAGAAAACTTTTGAGCAGTTTTGAAATCGTAAGATTCATTTCCTTCAAGATGGAAACTATATGCTATAACTTTTATACCAACATTATATGCGGCAAGAGCCACTGAGAGGGAGTCTACACCCCCGCTCAACAGCACTGCGCATTTCTTAGTTGGTATTTGTTCTCTAATAATATTACATAATAAAGTATCAATCATTAAGC